TCTGTAGCGGTTAGAAATTGTAAACTCATATTTGTATTTTGATATACAAGTTGAGTAAAAGTCTTGAAATCTAATCCAAGTAGATTTTGTACTGTTTTATATGTATTGGTAGCTGTGTGAGAAGAAATATCTTTTCCATTCTCATATAACTTACATTTAATCCCAGCCTTTCTAATAACATCTATTTCATAATTGTTGGCATCTACTGTAAATGTAAGGTTGATATGATAACCTTTATTTATAAAACGATTCTGTATCTCTTGTTTCTTTATACCTTTAGAATTTTTATTGAAAAGAACTTCTTCAAGTATAAGAGGTATGCTAGACTTCCCTTGCCCGTTAGTACCGACAAGTTGAGTAAGGGTTGCATCATCTAGTTGAAGGCTATTTCCTTCCCCGTAGCTGAAGCAATTATCCCATTGTAGCGTTTTTAGAGTAATCATTAAATACTGCCATTATATTTTTAATTTTGTCATCAGTTAAATTAAGAATAGCACTTAGATATTCTACTAATTCTTCGTCAATAGTCATATTCTTCAAATTAAGTGTTGCTTCTGTAGTTCGTTTTACTACTTTCTTATCCAACAATTCTGAGTTTTTGACTGTTGCCAAATCTGCTACATCGCCTTCTATCTCATAGATTGTATGATGATAGTCAGTTGGAATCATCTCATCTTCAGATGTTATTGTTTTTCTAAGTAGTTGGGGGAGATCAAACTCTCTCCATTCCCAAGTGTGTTCACGGATTATTATATACCCTGTTTTGACTACTTCTCTGTGAAAGGAAGTAGTCATTGGGCTGCCCGGATAGATTATATTCCTTTGTGTATTCGTATGACTGTGTAGGTCACCTGCAAATACTTGTTTAAAAGGTTTAAATCTATCCAAGTCAACCTCAGGGGTTACATGTGGTTGGATCTCTCCTCTCACATGAGTAAAAAGAGGCTTCTTAGGATTACATTTTTCTATTGATCCTTTCTTGTGTAATTCACAATAAGGTAGAATTGTACCCCACTCAAATTCTGTGGTCTTGTCTACTATTGTAACAAGCTCATTGACATCTTGAGTAGCTCTTTTTAAGTTTGAAAAGAATGTTTTGTTCTTTTTAGTCGCTTCGTGGTTTCCATCAAAAATATAAGTTGGAATACTAACGTTTTTGATAAAATCAAAATAAAGAGTAAGTTCGTCCATTGTAGGAACTCTATCAAATAGGTCTCCTCCAATAATGTGCATATTTACACCCAACTCTAAATTTCTAATTGTATCAAAAAATAACTCAAAGCGAGAACAAGCCCACGGCAAAGGCACATTCTTCTGACCTAGCTTTAAATGCCAGTCTGCCGTAAATAGAATCATGCTACGAACTTATCGCCTTCTTGCCAAGAACAGCCCGTTAATCCACCAGCTTTAAGTGCTTGTAAAGTTCTTAGGGTTTCGTCAGCATTTCTACCTGTATCAAGAGCATTAACTGATACATGTTGAATCCAATTCATTTCATCAACAATAAAGGTTGCTCTTGCACATACTCCGTCTACTACTATTCCTAGCTCGCTTGCTAGTTCAAGACCGCAGTCTGCTAGTAAAGTATGATCTATGTTTGCTATCATTGGATTACTTTCTTTCCAAGCTAATTTACAAAACTCATTATCACCACTTATACCAATAACACGAGCATGGGGAACTAAGGCGTCCATTGCCGCTATTTCAGTAGGACAAATGAAAGTAAAATCTTTTGGATAAAAGTAAAAAACTGTCCACCCTACAATATCATCTAGACATACTTCGACCATTTCATTGTATGAATTTACTCCATTTAAAGTAAAGTCCACGGGAAATTCTTCATTAATTCCATACATAATACACCCCCTAAGAAATTTTAAATTCTTCACTCACATCTTCAGGAGCTTCAGCACCAGAAGGTTGAGTAATTCGTTGCAGTAACTCAAGTTGAGCATCTGGAGTTGGTCTTGGAAGCACATCGTCCATTGAACGAAGTTCTTCTATAGAAGCCATTTCAGATTCACTTAAGGCTCTGTTTTTGCATTTTAATGCTTGAAGTCTATATTCAACATTAAAAGCCATTGGTCCAGTTTTAACTCTTTGAAAGTAAACGTCCCAACCAGTTTCTGCATCAGTAGGATCTCCTAGATCTTCAGCTGCTACCATGATTTGTTCCATCAATTTTTTCTTAAGATTTAATACTTTGACCTTACCGTCGTTGGGATCTATACATTGAATTGCATATGCCCAACCACATTTAATCTCAGGGAAGAAATCACGAACGTAATCTTTTTCCATGTTATTAAAAGTTTCGGTTGCTCTATCAAAAGCGAGACATTCCATAGGAATATTTTTTCCATTCTCACCTTTAACCCAATACACATATCTTGGTAGAAGATCACCTACCATGCGTATTATATTATCACCTTCTTTATAGGTGTATTGATCTATTTTGCTTTTTACTGCGCTACCTTGCGCTTGATTAAATTTTATTGCCATTTTATTTCTCTGTTATTTTAGCGTCTTATTCATATTTAAAGTGTACCATCCCATCTTTAAAATGAAGAAGTCTGTTGTTTTCAAATATTTCTGCCAACATAGGCAGATTAATTAGAGGAAGAGTGGTTTCCCCTGTTTCATTATAATTATGTATATTTCGATAAGAAGCTACTCCGACATATTCGGCTATTTCTCTTTGGGAATAGGAGCCTCTGTATTTTAATAAGTCTTTTGGATTTAGTAGATAACTAAGTCCTTCAAAACTTTGACCATAATACTTATAAGTGGGATCTCTAAAGTTATAAGGAACTCTAGGATAGGTTAACATACTGACTATGAGGATAATCGATCCTGCATCGCCTTTCGTTATTTCTAAAATCTTTTCCCAATTATATTTTATCATTATATTATATCAAAATTTTATACTCTTGTCAAGTAATATTTTTTGGAGGTCATTATAGGGTTGATACTTCATATCCTTGTTTAATATAGTATCCAAGTCGTGCATTAGCCTGACGTCTTGCAGTATTCCCTTTTAAATGAATATCTACTACTGTTGGCTGCAATTTTCCTTCATAATTACGAACAATTCTTCCAATTAACTGTGTAAGTAATGGTTCGTTATTTACTGGTGTGCCAAGAACTAAGCAACTAAGAATATCTAAAGAGATACCTTCTGAGAAAATACTTTGTGTCCCATACAGTATGTTTTTATCTTTAAATATCTGATTGATTATATCAGGTCTTTCTTCGTGTGGAATTGATCCTGTAACACAAACTGCGTCGTCACCAGTGAGTCTCGCACAAGATTTTAAAAAGTCTACACGATCAGACACCACTAATACTTTATGACCGCGTGCAGCGTATGCACTAGCAGCTAAAGCCACAGAGTTTTGGTACTCTGGGTTATAAGCTAGTTCATTTACTCTATTAGCCCAAGGGATTGATGATCCGTCCATGAAACGAATATCCATTTTTAGAATATCAATTTTTGGTGTCATAAAGTTTTCTTTTGGTGGTTTTAAGACATTACTCCCAAAATAATCTCTAAAAACCACATGTCTACCATCTTTTCTTGTTAATGTACCTGTTAATCCTATCTTATATCTAGCCATATTTTTATCTATAATTTTTGAAAAAGTTGGACTACTAACATGATGCATTTCGTCTAATATGACTGTGCCAAATTCACTTCTTATTTTTGGTAATCTTCTGTATAAAGTTTGAATATTGCCAACTACTACTGGAGCATCTATTTCAAATTTACCACTACCTATTATGCCTGCTTTAAAACCATAGACTTTTTCTACTTCATTTTCCCATTGTTTTCTTAGAGGTAAAGTGTGGGTAACTATTAAAGTTTTTTGACCCAATTTCCCAGCTATTGCTAAACCTGTAAATGTCTTTCCCCAGCTTACCCAAGCGTTTATTATAGCATTATCATTTACTTCATTAAATACTTGTTGTTGACTTGGTCGTAAAGTAAGTTTAAATTCTGGGAAATCTACTGGTATACTTTTTCTTTTATCTATTATTTCATAATCTTCAGGTATTAAATCTAATCTTCCTACTGGAATCGCAATTAAAGTACCTCTAATCCTTGCCATATTTTTAATTATAATTGGGGGATCTCCGAATTTATAAGAGGGAATAGCATAAGTTAATTCTTTATCTACCTTAGCTAAGGTAGTTAAATCTAGATCCATATAAATTCTATCACTTATTATCGCCTTTTGTTCTCTCATCTTTTGGTCCACTATACCATTGTACTAAGGAGTGTCTTACTCCTGATTCTACTGGGGTTATTTTATGTAATAAATTTGAGGGAAAAACTATTATACTTCCCCTTTTTCTTGCACTTTCACCTAGAAGTATTTCTTCTTCTACAGGAGTACCGTTGGCATCCCAACCTTCTCTTTTAAATACTAAATCTCCTCCTGTGTAGCTTATAGAATTGGAAAGTTGTACAGATACACTTAATTTTCTATTTTTTGAACAACCTTTTCCATAGTCTCTATGCCACCCATAAAAGTCTCCTTCTTTATAAGTAGCAAATTGTACATGTTCCCAATCATCTATTAAAACTTTATAATATTCATTAGCATTATCGACATATGTTTTTATTATACTATTTACATCATCTAAATTTATAAAAGAAACTGTAGTTGATCTTCCTAAAGATTTTTTATTCTTTTGCCCAGTACCTGCATCAAGTTGGGGTCTTTTTAGTCCTTCCTCTACTAATATATCACATATTTGATCTAATAGTGCACCTGACCAAAGAAAATAAGGTTTTATAATCATGTTACCCAAGCCACTATAATTATATAAGTTAAAATATGTATTAATTGATCAAGACCTGTTATCGCTCTTCTAGTTGCTTCATGTAATCCCTTTCTTTTGTAAAGAAATTTAGTTTTTATAAAATCTTCGTGATAGTGTATAAATCCATCAAATAAAACTGCATAGATTACCCACTCTAAAGGTACAAAAGCTACTAAAGCTAAGAAACAAAGGAACATATGTACTCCTAAGTGTTCAAGACTTCCTCTTGAGCCGTAAATATGTTTATTTACAGGCACAGTATAAGCTGGATTAAATATATAATCCGCCAAAAAATGCTTTATAGCTAAAGCTGTCATTACTGTACTTGTTAGTGTCATGTTCTAAATATAATATAAAGTAATAAAACTAAAAGTCCTAGTAAAGAAAATATATATGTTAAATTTTCCTCCATGTGTCCTTCTTCTTTTCTTCCGCTAGATCAAATAAGATCCACGGTATGTTATTTTGATAAAGAATCCCTGCCCAAGAAGCATTCTCGGGCAGAGGTCTTTTGAGGGGGAAGGGGAAAGGGCAATCTTTAATCCATAGCATACTTACTATGTTTTTCTTTTCCACCCTCAGAATTTTGTGATATTTTAGGGGTACTGATGT